CGTACGAACTGACTGTGGACATGCTCGAAGACCTCCTCGTCACCGCGGGCGTCGCGTCTAATGCGCACGGGTTAGCGATCCGGAAGACGGCCGGTGCCCTGGTCTACAAGATCGGGAGGCGTCTGGCCGTGGAGCCGCAGGCCGAACCGTCCGACGACCTCAAGGCTGCCATCACCGAGCAGGGGGAGGCGGAGACCGATGACTGAGCGATTCAAGGCGACTGTGCGCCGTCGCGACGCCAGTGACGATGAAGGGCTCGACCCGGAAGACATCTGGCCCGCTGAGCTCCGGTGGGTTGCGGACTGGGATCGATTCGACGCTGAGACTGGGCGGTTCATCAGCGGTTGCACCTCACCGTTCGAAACGCATACCGAGGCTCTCGCCGAGGCCGCAGCGGAGGCGGATGACGTGAGGCGTCGCAATGCGGCGGAGATCGCAGAAGTAGGCGCGATGAAGCAGGAAGGAGCGGAGACCGATGCCTGAGCCGAAGGAGTGGGTAACCGTGAAGGAGGCTGCGGTCCTCGCCGGGAAGAAGCCCCGCACGATCTACGAGTGGATCGAGGACGACCGCCTCGCCGTCCGCCGCGACGACCAGAACCGGATGGTCGTGCTGTCGAAGGCCGTGATCCGTGTCGAGCCAACGATCCGGCGCGGCCGGCCCCGCGGTACGGTAAGCCGGAAGATGAGATGATCGCAACATGCCCATCGCATCGAAGCCCATCAAGTGGGTGAAGCGCGCCGCCAAGGACCTCCGCCCCGGTGACTGTGACAAGTGGGGCTACGGCCACGGCACGGAGAACAGCTTCCGCACGATCTCGCACGTGGAGCACGTCGGCAACGGTATCGTCCGCGTGTACCACCGCGAGACCATCGCCAGCTTCTACGACGAGTACGGCGAAACCTACGAGGTGTTGGTAGCCAGCGAGCCTGCTATCGACGAACGCAAAGCGACACGCCGGTCCTGAATCGGGCGCACATAAATACGCAAATGCCGCAATTGGTGCACGATAGATCGTAGATGGTGGACCAGTCCGCCCAGACGAAAGCCCCGGCCCTCTCACAGAGGACACCGGGGCTTCTCCGTCGGGCTACTGCGTGTACCGCCGCACGTCCGCCTGGCCCAGCACGTTCCATTCATGACCGCACGACCGGCACACGCCACGGAACTTCGGCAGCGAGTATCGAGGCGGGTTCTCCACGAGGTCAGCAGCCCCCTCACATGCCGGACAAATGACCGCGCTCACTTGAGCACCCACTTGAACGGCTCCCGCGCCGAGACAGCCTTCGCGTAGTCGGCGATCTGCTGCTCCGGCAGGTTCACCCCGATCGACGCGAACGCCGCCTTCACACGGGGCTTTACCTCAGCAACCGGGTGACCCTCGTACTGCGCACGGAACTTCCGGTCCGCGTCTTCGATCTTCTTGGCGATTCCCGCGAACAGGTCACGCATCCCCGAATTGTTCATCTTGACCTTCATGGTTCCCACGACCTCCAGTCGCACCCGAGGCCGGAAGACTCCTGCAGTCCTCCCTCCAAAGCACAAGGGCACACATCCACAGTCCCAGCGGTCCCGACGAATCTTTATCCCGACACGCCGACGAATTAACCGCGTCCGTAGACGCATCCCGCATAAGGGCAAGAGGCCCGAGTCGAGGTGAACCACCATGGCGTCAGCAACATTCGACTCCGAACGCGCTCGGGAGCTTCACGCTGCTGGGGCGTCGTGCAATGCGATCGCCCGTGACCTGGGTTGCGCTGCGTCGACTGTGTCGCGTTGGGCGAAGGGTGAGGGCCTGTCGTTCGATCGGTCGAAGACGGCTGCGGCGGTGAAGGCGCACACAGTCGACCTGGCCGCGGGTCGTATCCGTCTGGCGGAGAAGATGCTCGCCGCGTCGGAGGACATGCTTGATGTGATCGACGGCCCGTACGAGGTGTACAACTTCGGCGGGAAGGACAACACGTTCGAGTCGCGGGTGCTGGACTCTGCCCCGGTGGAGGTGCGGCGCAACGTCATCACGACTGCCGGCATCACGTTCGACAAACTGACTCGCATCGTGGAGCGCGAGACCGGTGGACTCGAGCAGGCGGTCGGTGTGCTCGACCAGATCGCGGACGGGCTCAAGGCCGCCGCCGATGCGATCCGTTCGGAGACGCCCAGTGATCCTGAGTGACGTCGAGCGGCTCGTGTCGAAGGCGCAGATCCTCAGCATCGTGGATGCGATGGATCGGAAGCTCGCTCTCTGGTTCGGGTCCGTGTCGGCCGGGAAGACCGTCGCGTCGCTATTCGCGTTCCTGCTCGCTGTGGTGCGTGCCCCGAAGACGGGCATCATCATCATCGCCGGCGGGTCGCTGCAGACGATCTACCAGAACGTGTTCGTACTGTTCCAGAACACCGCAATCTTCGGATCCGTGATCTCCTCGCAGATCGAGTACACGCCCGGTGCGACGTCGGCGCGAATCCTCGGCCGTGAGGTGCTGCTCGTCGGCGCGAAGGACGCGAAAGCTGTCGGCCGAATTCAAGGTGCGACGGTCGCGCTCGCATACGTTGACGAGGCCGCGCTAATGCCTGAGGCGTTCTGGAACATGCTCGTCTCCCGCCTCCGCGTCGACGGCGCACGCCTCCTCGCCACCATGAACCCGGCCTCCCGCAACCACTGGATCCGGAAGAACTGGATTGTCCCGGGCGCGGAGAAAAACCTCGTCAGCTTCCACTTCACGATGAAGGACAACCCGAACCTGTCGGCCGAGTACATCGCCGACATGGAGCGGTCCTTCTCCGGGGTGTTCTACGACCGGATGATCAAGGGCGAGTGGACGAACGCGGAGGGCGCCGTCTACCCGATGTGGGACCCGGCCCGCCACGTCATCCCGTTCGAAAAGATGCCCCGCCTGCGCGACGTCATGGGCATCGGGATGGACTACGGCACGACGAACACCACCGCGGCGCTCATGCTCGGCATCACCGACGAGGTGAAGCAGGACAGGCACGGTCGCACCGTCCCGCATTCCCGTCTCGTGATGATGGACGAGTGGCGGTACGACCCGCGCGAGCACGGCGATATCCGACTCACGGACGCCGCCCTGTCGCAACGGTTCCGCGCCTGGCTCCCGAAGGACCACACGCCGTACCCGTTGACGATCCCGCCGCGCTTCCTGATGCTCGATCCGGCTGCCGCGTCGATGCACATGCAGATGCAGCAGGACCTCCGCGGCACCGGCCTCTCCCCCTGGCCCGCCGTGAACGATGTCCTCCCCGGGATCAAGACCGTCGCGAACCTCCTCGACAACGACCAGATGATCGTCACCGACCGGTGCGAGGGCTGGATCGAGGAAGTCACCGAATATCGGTGGGACGCGAAAGCCACGGATGCCGGCGAAGACGTCGTCGTCAAGGAGAACGACCACTCCCTCGACGGTGGCCGCTACATCACCCACTCGACGACGAACTACTGGAAACCGCAGCTCGCCGCCTGACGCACCCGGAAAGGGGAGCCATGCCGATCCCCGAACCGAACACACCCTGGCTGCCCGCACCCTGGGACATGGCGTACAAGGCGTTCGCGGAGAACGACGCCTGGTACACAGGTGACGTCGCAGCGCTGGAGAAGCTCTACCAGCGGACGGCTACGACTCGCGCGACCCACACCCGCCACGGGCAGGAAATGCAGGGCGGTCTCGTCGGCACGGCTTCCAGGTTCTTCTGGGGCCGACCCGTTCCGGCGAACGAGAACCGTGCGCGTCTGCACGTCCCGGCTGCTGCGGATCTCGCGACCCTCGCGTCGGATCTCGTGTTCGCTGAGCCGCCCGAGGTGCGCCTCGAGTCTCCTGGTGAGCAGACGCTCCGTCGTGACGGGAAGGCGCAGACCCGCCTGGACCTGATCGCGAATGGTGACGAAGCACACGCGATGTTCAACCAGATGGGCGAACTGAAGTCCGCCCTGGGCGCCGTCGCGCTCGTGGTCCGCTGGGACACGGCCGTCGCCGAGCATGCGTGGCTGGAACCGTCCGCCGCGGACGTCATCATCCCCACGTTCCGCTCCGGCCGGATGGTCGAGTGCACGATGTGGTCGGAGTATGTGAAGGGCAGCGTCTACTACCGCCACCTGGAACACCACACGGTCGGCGCGATCGAGCACGCCCTGTACGCCGGCACCGAGATCAACCTCGGCCGCCGCGTCCCTCTCGCTGAGATCCCTGAGACGGCGTCGTACGCCGAGCTCGTCGACGGTGACTCGCGGATCCTCACCGGCATCGACCGCCTCACGGCCGTGTACAACAAGAACATCCCGACCGCGAAATGGCGGAAGAAGGGCGTCCTCGCTCACACGGGCCGCTCCGACTTCGCGCAACTGCACGGCCTGTTCGACTGGCTCGACGAGACCTTCTCCTCGTGGATGCGTGACCTGCGCCTCGGCGCCGGCAAGATCCTCGTCCCCGAGGCCGCGCTCGACTTCAACGGCATCGGCATGGGTGCATCGTTCGACGCCGGCCGAGAGATCTTCGCGGGCCTGAACGCTCCCGGCGACCCGTCGAAGATCGCGTTCGACAAGGTCCAGTTCGACATCCGTGTCGAAGAGCACGAGAAGACGGCGTTCGGCATCTACCGTGAGATCCTCCGCAAGGCCGGGTTCGCTCAGTCCGCATGGGGTGAGTACTCGGGCAAGGGCCAGATGACGGCGACCGAGGTCGATGACCGTGACAAGGCGTCCGAGCGCACCCGCGACAAGAAGATCCTCCAGGACCGGGTCGCGATCTCCCGTGCCGCATCCGTCGCGCTGGAGATCGACGGCAAGGTGTTCCCCGGCAAGGGCGGTGGACGCTTCGACCAGCCGACCGTCGTCTTCCCGGATGTGTCGCAGGAGGACCCGGAGAAGTTGGCTCGCACGCTGACGCTCCTGGACGCCGCTTCGGCGATCTCGCTCGAGCAGAAGGTCCGCCGCGCGAACCCCGACTGGGAAGACGACCAGATCCTGGCCGAGGTCGCAGCGATCCGCGCTGAGCGGTCCGCTGTGCCTGATCCGGCAGGGTTCACCGGCGACGACCCGGACGACGAGATCGAGGACGCCGGTGGCGAGTGAGCTTGAGCGCCGTCGCGAGCTGTCCCGGCTCTCGAAGACCGAGCTGATCGACTGGATCATCCAGATCGAGACCGCGCACGCCACCACGGCGGACGCAATCGGCGCGCTTCGCGACCGGGTCACCACCGCGTACGAGGAGCCGTGATCTGATCGGAGGGCATCGTGGCGCTGTTCGTCCCGAACCCTGAGCGGGAGTCCGTCGAGGAGCTGATCGAGGAGCTTTCCCGCTACCTCACTCAGCGCTACCGGGATGCCGAGGATGAGCTGATCCGCGAGGTCGCGAAGCGCGCTGTCCGTGACTTCCGCCTGGCATCGCTGCTCCCCGAGGCTGATGGCGGCATGGGGATGACGGCTGCGGAGCGCCGCGCACGGAACCGGGTTCTCGCTGAGCTCGCCGCGCACCGGGCGACGTCGCTGCGGGAACTGCAGGCGAAGGCGATGCAGATCGTCTCCGACCTTCGCCGTGAGGATCTCGCGAACCGGATCATCGGGATCGCGGCATCCGAGGGCGAGGCGGCAGCAGCGTCGGCCCTCCGCCTCGCCGGGTCGCTCACGCCCGTCACGGGCACGGCATCGCAGGCCGTCGCGATGGTGGCACTGTCGCTGGAGTCCCGCCTCGAGGTGCTGAATCAGCGCCTCACCCGGTACCCGCAGGACGCCTACCAGCGCATCGTCGCGACGTACTCCCCGAACACGCTGCTCGGCGTGACGACGTCCCGCCTCCAGCAGGCGTCCGCGGTGCAGCGGTTCATCGCCGAGGGCATCCCCGGCTTCATCGATCGCGGCGGCCGTCGCTGGACGATCGGCGCGTACGCCGAGATGGCCGGCCGCACCACCGTAAACCGCGCGTTCAACGATGCCGGGATCTGGCGGATGCAGCAGTCGTCCATCCACCTCGTCACCGTCGTCCGTGGACTCGACTCGTGCCGGAAGTGCGCGGCCTGGGCGGGCAAGATCCTCTCCACCGACGGCACGCCCGCCGGGCCCCGAGTACTTCCGCACGTGAGCCGCGAACAGGCCGTCACGGTGAACGTCGCCGGCACCGTCGAGGAAGCACGCGCAGCAGGCTGGAACCACCCGAACTGCAGGTGCCGCCTCGTCGCGTACTCTCCCGGCCTCACGGTCCCGCAGGATGACACGACGTACGACGAAGCCGCCGAGAAGGAACGGGCGCAGCAGCGAGCGCTCGAGCGGGAGATCCGGTCAGCGAAGCGCCGAGAGGCCGCCGCGATGACCGACACCGACCGCGCGAAGGCCGCCGCCGACGTCCGCGAAGCTCAGGGCGAGATGCGCGACTTCATCAAGGCGACGGGCCGCAACCGGCAGTCGTACCGCGAGCAGCTCGGCTTCGCCGACGGCCGCTGAACACAGACCATCCCGGCAGGGGTCAACGCGGCGGCTTGCACCGCGAAGGCTGCTCATGACGCGCTTACCTTTCTGCGCGAGGTAGACCTGCCCCCGCCGGGATCACACCCTTCCCTCACGAGCGCGATGGGCCATCCGCGGATGAGTGGAAGCCGAGCGCGGGGTCAGGCCCCGGACCTCGCCCCACCGGCTCGCGTACGCGCGAGAAGGCCGCCCCGCGCTCCCCACATGCCCCGTGCCGTCGTCGGCCCTGCACTGCGACGGCACGGCCCCACCTCTCCTCGCGCGCAGGGTGCGAGGGACCAATGAGCAGGAGGCTCACCATGGCAACACCCACGAAGTACCGGCACCCGGTCGCGCTCAACCGCGACGGCATGGCGCAGATCGGCCCGACGCCGTTCCAGCTCCGCGGCATCCGCCTCATCGAAGGCGAGGGTGGCGGAGGCGGAACTCCGCCCGCTGACCCGACTCCCCCGGCGCCGACCCCTCCCGCACCGACACCTCCGGCTCCTCAGCGGCCCGCGCCCACTCCGCCGGCGCCCGCCCCTGTGAACTACAAGGGCGACCCGGACGAGTACGTGCGAGAACTCCGCGAGGAAGCGAAGAACCACCGTCTCGCCGCCGAGAAGGCGCAGCAGGAGCGCGACGCCGCCGCCAGTGAGCGTGACAGCGACCGCGCCGCGCGTGAGTCTCTCGCCCGTGAGAACCACCTCCTCCGCGTCGCCGGCAAGTTCGGTGCCAACGCGGATCTGCTGCTCGACTCCAGCAGCTTCATGAAGACCTTCGCCGACGTGGACCTGGCTGACGAAGCCGCGGTGCAGAAGGCGATCGAAGACGCGCTCGAGAGGAACTCGGCGTACAAGGCAGGACCGCAACTCCCCGGCACAAGCGGTGGCGGGCATCAGGGCGGCGGCCACTCCAACACCACCCCCACCCTGCAGGGCGCCGTCGCGGCGCGTATGCAGGGCTAGCTCCCCGGAAGGGAGATGAATCATGCCCGTTACCCTCGCTGAGAGCCGGAAGAACGCCGTCGAGGACCTCGACGTCGCCGTGATCGACGAGTTCCGCAAAGAAGACGCTGTCCTCGACAGTCTGATCTTCGACGACGCGGTCAACCCCGTCGGCGGCGGCGCGACACTCGACTACGGTTACCGCCGTCTCGAGACGCAGCGCAACGCCTCGTTCCGTGCCTACAACACGGAGTACACGCCCGAGCACGTCACGACCACTAAGCACTCCGTCACCCTGGCTCCCCTCGGTGGCTCCTTCGAGGTCGACCGTGTGCTCGCCAAGCTCGGCCCTGCCGCATCGGGCGCTGTCGCGCTCAACATGCAGCAGACGATCAAGGCGACCCGCACGAAGTTCCAGGACGCCGTCATCAACGGCGACACCGCGGTCGACGCCAACGGCTTCGACGGTCTGGACAAGGCGCTTGTCGGCACGACCACCGAGGTCGGCGCGGATGTCGTCACGGACTGGCGGGACTTCGACACGGACAACCGTGCCGAGCACAAGGCGCTCGACCGGATCGACGACTTCCTGTCGTACCTCGACGGCACCCCGTCGGTCATCCTCGGCAACGCCCGCGCGCTCGCCCGTGTGCGCGCCGCGGCTCGCCGTGCCGGGATGTACACCCGCAACCCCGTCGACGGCCTCATGGGCGCCGACGGACGTCCGATCACCCGCGAGCAGTACGGGAACATCGTGTTCCTCGACCCCGGCGCGAAGCCTGGCTCGAACAACCCGATCATCCCCATCGGCTCGCGCACCATCGGCGGACAGGCGACGACGGGTCTCACGGACCTGTACGCCTACCGTGTCGGCCTCGACGGCTTCCACGGCGTCTCCACCGCCGGCGGTCAGCTCGTGCAGACCTGGCTCCCCGACTTCACCACCTCCGGTGCCGTGAAGAAGGGCGAGGTCGAACTCGGGCCGATCGCCGTCGCCCTCAAGGCGACCAAGGCCGCCGCCGTCCTCCGCAACGTCCGCGTGCAGTAAGGAGCTGCTGATCATGGCTACCAAGCAGAAGACCATCAAGGCCCCGAACGAGAAGTTCTCGGGTCTCGTCGCTGGCGTTCACTTCGTCGACGGTGTCGGCAAGACCGACGACGAGGCGGCGATCGCGTACTTCGAGCGCCAGGGTTACGGAGTCGGCGACGAGCCGGCCGAGCAGCCCGGGAACCCGGGTGCGAAGTACCCCCTCGGCGATCCTTCCGACAAGTGGAAGAAGGACGAGCTCCTCGCGTACGCCGCCGATCGCAAGGTCGACATCGGCGAGGCGAAGACGAAGGACGAGATCTGGGGCGCGATCAAGCCCGGTGGCACCCCCTACAAGGGCATCACCACCCCTGAAGGGAAGGCGCTCGTCAACGACAGCGCCGACCCGAAGGACAACGAGATCAAGGACCAGGCGGACCTGCCGGTCAAGTGACCTCATGACTCCCCGCGCGACCCTCACCCGGTCGCGCGGGGAGCACCACCCGCCCGGGTAGCTCAGGCCGTGGGTTCGACTCCCGCCCCGGGCTCCAGTTCCACACCACCGGCTGAGGAGGCCCATCATGCGCATCATCCACCCCCGCCCTGCCCTCGGCCGTCAGCGTGCCCTCGGCGTCGAGTTCACCGACGGAGTCGCGACCGTGGAATCGCTGCACCCTGAGCGCGAGCTCGCGCTCCTCCAGCACGGGTACACGATCGAGGCAGACCCCGAGGTCGAAGCGCCGTACCACGCTGGCCTCGGCGAAGCGATCGTCGATCTGACCTCGCTCACGGTCCCCCAGCTGCGCGAAATCGCTGAGGCGGACGGCGTCGATCTGCCCGTGAAGGCGCGGAAAGCCGAGATCATCGAGATCCTCTCTCGGACGTCTGAGCCGATCCCCGGCGCGACTCAGAACGACGACGGCAGCTGGACCATCGAGGGTGTCCCGGTCCCCGACGGTGACGAGTTGGTCGGGCCGTTCGGCACGTTCCAGCGTCCTGATGGCACGGTCGTCGGGGACGGCACCAGCATCGTCACGCTCGACGCGGCCGACGAGGCGTCGGAGTACGAGGACTGACATGCTCCTGCGCGTATATGCCACGAAGACGGACTACGACAAGTACGCCGAAGAGGCATGGACCGAAGGTGATGGCCTGCTCAAGAAGCGGCTCCGTTCCGCGTCCATCGAGATCGAGAAGCTCACTCGCACGTCGATCTACGACGTCGACGACGAGGGGTACCCGACGGACGCTGACACCGCCGAAGTCTTCGCTGAGGCGACGTGCGCGATCGTCGAGCACTGGCAGTTCACCGACGACCCGTACGGGGTCGATGCGGCGGCCGGCGCCGTGAAGATCGGTTCGGTGTCGCTCGGCACCACCTCTTCCGCGTCGGACACGCTCTCGGCGCGGGAGAAGCTCGAGCGCCGTATCGGCTCCCGCGCTCTCGACATCCTCACGAACGCCGGCCTCATCGGCTCGGCCGTCGCACACACATAGGAGGCGTCATGCCGCGTCTCCGAGAGAAGCACCTCCCCCACCGGGTCGCGATACAGCCACTCACCGGGGAAGGCGCAGAAGGCGACATCTGGGG